GTTCCACCACCAGCAGCATTCATTGCTTCCAGTGTGTCCACACCATACTTTTGAACAGCACCTTTACTCATAACAAACTCACCATCGGTGAGCATTGCTGGAATTTTATCGGTGCCCTTAGCACCATTTACTTTACCACCACCAGTAAATCCCAACATATCAGCACTGATAGGAGCACCAGTTGTTCCACCAAAGGCTTGAGTATCATCCAGTTGGGTCTTACCTTTTTCTGCTCTCTCAGGATCATTTGATGGAGTCAATGACTGTGCTATACCCCCAATGGCAGCACCACCAACAATTGCAGTTATTGCTGCAGCAGCAGGATTAGCTCTTGCAAAACCAATTGCAAATTTAGCAGCTGCCATACCCAATCTGGCAGCACCTTTAATCAGAGCAAATGATAATCTGGTGATAAACCTACCAATTCTTGTTCCAAACAACAAGTATGCTGCTAAAAGTTTAGGACCAAAATCAACTAAGAATCTAATAATAGAATCAACTTTCTCTTTATTTTTTGGATCAGCAAACCAATCAATAAACTTGATAAGGAATCTTCCTATTAAAATATTCAGAAAGAAATCAAATATTCTATCTAAAACAGACTTAACAGGAGCAATAACCTTTTCTGCTACTTTCTTTAGACCAGAAAATCTTTTTTCTAAATTAGATTCTTGGAGTTTTCTTCTTTCATTTTCTGCTTGTTTTCTATCATAACTGGCAAATTTTTTCTTTAAATTATATTGTTCTTTTAGAATGTCAACAATGTTACTGACACTCTTTGCAATTCCTACAAGTAAATTTTGTTCTTTATTAGTTTCTCTTTTTGTCCTTGCTTTCTTCTTTTCTTCCTCTTCAGGTTTATCAAATGTTCCACGAGGGATGATTGAAGTTTTTGGTTCTATACCAGAGGGCAATGCTTTTTTTCCACCAGTAGATACTGTTGTTTTTTTTGCTTTGAACTTTGTATTTGATACCTTTCTACTCCTTCTTATCTTTACTACTTCATCAATCAGAATTGTTGACTTCTCATTTCCTTTCCCCTTTGTTTTATATAATATTGTTGCAATTGCTTCCTTTAGAGCACTAAGATAATCCTCCTCTTCAGAGAGGTTATCTAGGTCTATACCCATCTCTAAGAGTATTTCTATTGGATCGGTAGTAGTCCTAGATGCCATTCGCTTGCTGATACTTTAACCTTTCTTCTTCAAGATGTTGTTGTAATAGAGCAACATAAATGTCACGTTCCCATGGTATCATATTTTCAATCTCCGTTAATGAATATTTATGGTACTGCACTAACGAAAAATTTAATTTAATATATGATTCAAGGTTCATATGAACCATGCCTATGCGAAAAAAGATGCAAGACCCTCAAGAACAACTTCACTTTCAACTTTAGTGTTTGGATTAGTTACTTTGACAGTATGAGATAATTTAGGCATAGTTTCAAAGAACTTCTCAACACCCTTAAACTGAGACGAATTCATAGACTCAAGGAATTCATTCAGTTCTTTCTTAGTACAATCTGCTGCTGCCCAAACTTCGTCTTCACCACAAACAGAATCAATACATGATCCAATCAATTCAAATGACTGGTCCATTGCATTTTTATTTTCAAAGTCAAAATTATTTTTAATGAACTGATCCAATGAAGGATACTTCATCACCAGCACAATGTCATCATCAATCTTGATCTTATTATCATGATCTTCATTTCTCTGAATTTTAATTTCATCAATATTGATTGTCACAGGAACTTGAGTTTCTTCATCATCAGGACAAATTACATTAACTTCAATCTCTTCACCAACAGACTTACCACGAATGTTGAGGAACAAATATTCAATATCAAAGGTAGGAAGATTCTCAACCTTAATACCCTTGGTCTTGATACAATTTTTGATTACGCCTTTGATAGCATTTGTGATTTGCCTATTATCTTCACTCTCTAAGGCAATCACAAGGATCTTCTCTTCTTTAACCAGAAAAGGTCTGTATTGAATTGTTTCTCCTGTGGATGGCAACTCAAGTTCATAAGTTGGTGTAGCAATCTTTGGTAAAGGCATGATGTCCTATAGGATGTTTCAGTAGGATTATTTATACTGGGTAGACGAAATCACAAGTGTCCACCCACCAATCAAAACGTCTTAAAACCGTTGTATAATATGGAGACAAACAAACAAAATCATGAAGGGAATTCTCAACTTCTACCTTGCCTCTGCTTTATCAGTAACAACTGTTGCAACTGGTGCATGTTTTGTGTGGTATGTTCAAGAGTATGATGCTGCTTACAAGTATCATAAAGTTTCTCCAGAAGTATCTCAAATTCATCGAAACAACTCTCTTTGGTTGGGATTGTGGGGTGGAATTTATGGTCTTACTGGTGTCGTAAGCGCAATCGGTCTCTCTCAAGGAATCAAAAAAGACCAATGAAAACTTTCATTCTCTCTTTGCTTTTAGTACCTTTTCTGCTCAATGCTGGAACAATAATTTTATTCTCTGCTTTGCAACATGCAAAGGTTGAATTTCCAACTCCAAACTGAGGATTAACTAAAAGAAAGATTCTCTGGCAATTCTTTCAGCTTCTGCTTCTGAAGCACCCAATTTAATAAGACCTTCCCTCAGTTTATTAGCTTCATAAACTCTACCACCTGGCATTTTATCGTAAGTAGATATAGTAGTTGCTTGTTGGAAATCTTTTTTTTGTTGAGGTGTATTATTAGATTCTGTTTTTGCGATTGAAGATGAATTAATTCTTCTAACTATGTAACGAATGTATGACATAGAAACTGTACACTTCAAAACATCTACAGATCCATAAGAAACTGGCATAGAATTAATTGCAATAGGGAATGATCTAAAGAATTCATACTCCAGAGTTTGTCCTGTAGTTGACCAACCACCACGACCACCTCTTCCCTTCTTGTAATCTTTTTCAAACTTAATAACCTTAAGTCCCTGGTCAGCCGTATATTCATCAGGATAATTCATTCTATAATTATAGGACTTTGAGTCAAGACTATTTTGATCGGTGGTTCCCGATCCACTTATAAATTTAATCCAAGATTCAAAAAACATGATTGGAAGATATTGTTCAACATCAACATAGAAAGTAAAGTCAATTCTATCGTCAAAGAATTTTCTATGAGCATGTCTTTCAGTCACACCAGTGTAGTCATTATTAATTTCGAACAAAGCAACACTAGATCCTGGAAGTGATGCTTCAGAGCACAAGAGATTTAAAGTTTCTTGAGACGTTGGCCAAGTAACACCCTCATCTTTTAAAAACTTTTGAAATGCATCAGATCCAGTTTGACCAGCAGATGGTAAGGCAAACTGAACTTCAAATAGAGAAGTCAGTGATGGTCTTAATATTGATGATTTAATGTCCGCAACAGATTTTAGACTAGGCATCTATAAATAGTTTTTACCTTACATACTATGTATGGGAGAAAGTATAAAAAGTAAATACAAACCTTCCTTTCCCAAAAAATATAAAGGCGATGTAACTAATATCATATGTCGTAGTAGTTGGGAGAGAAAGTTTTGTCGTTACTGTGATTTAAATGAGAACATTCTTGAGTGGGGTAGTGAAGAGTTTTGGATACCATATATCTCACCTGTAGATAAAAGAGTTCACAGATACTTTCCTGACTTTATTATCAAAGTAAAAGAAAGTACAGGTCAAATCAAAACTTATGTGGTTGAAGTAAAACCAAAAAGACAAACCCAACCACCAAAGAAAAAGTCAAGAGTCACTAAATCATATCTGTATGAGTGTAAAACTTATGCAGTCAATCAGGCAAAGTGGAAAGCAGCAGAAGAGTTTTGTGCTGACAGATTGATTCAATTCAAGGTAATCACAGAAGACGAATTAGGAATCAAGTAATGGTAAGACGTGCTAAAAGAAGAACAGGTGGACCTTCTTATGAAGAAGTAAAGGCACAGATTAATGCTAGAGAGGAAGAAAGAAGATTAAAAAAACTAAGAACCTCATCCAATCGCATCTTACCAATACTTCCCGAGTTGAATGATATTCATGATCAAGAGGATCAAATGCTCATGATCATGGATGCTTTGAAAGACACAGTA